TTCAGTTGAACTCAGCTTACGGTGCACTCGGTAATCGCTACTTCCGTTGGTTCTCTTTCGACAACGCGGAAGCTATCACGACGTCTGGTCAGCTCTCCATTCGTTGGATCGAGAGTAAGATGAATGAGTTCATGAATAAGATCTGTAAGACTAAAGGTGTCGACTACGTCATCGCATCTGACACTGACTCGATCTACGTGACGTTTAAGAACCTGATCCCCGATGGTAGCGACGAGGTTGAAGCAGTCAAGCTTATCGACCAGTTCTGCGAGACTAAAGTTCAGAGTTACATCAACGCATGTTACGATGAGCTCGCGGGTATGATGAATGCTTATCAGCAGAAGATGCAGATGAAGCGTGAAACTATCGCGAACAAGGGTATCTGGAAAGCTAAGAAGATGTATATCCTCAACGCTTGGAACATCGAGGGTGTGCAGTTCGATAAACCTAAGTTGAAGATCCAAGGTATCGAGGCGGTTCGCTCGTCGACTCCTAAAGCGTGTCGTGATAACATTAAGAAAGCACTCGAAGTATTGATGAACGAGGATGAGCAGAGCTTCCAGCGATTCATCTCTAACTTCAGAGTTAAGTTCATGGATCTTCCGTTTGAAGATATCGCTTTCCCACGTGGCGTCAAGCTCAATCATTACATCAACATGCCGAGCGGCGGTGCTTTCAAGACCATGTATAAATTAACAGACAAGGGTCTACCGATTCAAGTTAGAGGTTCACTACTCTATAACGACCTTATCAAACGCATGGGTCTCGATAAGAAGTATAGTGAGATCAAAGAAGGTGATAAGATTAAGTTCGCTTACTTGAACAAACCTAATCCTGTTCATGAAAACGTTATCGCGACGCCTGACGTACTTCCAAAAGAATTCAATCTAGATTCATACATCGATAGAGACCTTCAGTTTGAGAAGTCTTTCGTTGAACCTCTAAAAGCTATCACCGAAGTTATCGGTTGGCAGGTAGAGAAGAAAGCTTCTCTCGAATCATTCTTTGTGTAGGAGAACACATGGACATCAACGAAGACAACGACTTTGGTTTCACATTTACTTCAGGCGAAGAACTTACGAAAGATCACGTTGACAAAGTTAAGGGCGTGAGAGCTATGATCATGCCTCTGCTCAACAATCTTATGAAGAATCCTGAGAAAGACACTATCGTCTGGCCTGATCGCGAGAAAAAAATCAAAGCTTTCATCAAAAAGATGGATGATTACATCGCTAGCTAGTGTACAAATCCGTGAGACTGTGGTATTATATAAATCATGTTAGCAAAACACCATCCATTCTTTGATGTCTATCATATCATGAACTTCTTCGATGAGGAAGAGCATGAGCTCATGCTTAATGAGCTTGAGTGGTTGTGTGACGATGACCTTCTCTTTAGTCCACAAGAAGCTGGAGGTCAAGAATACGTTCGCACGAGTAGAGGTCTTCCTATCGAGTCGCTGTTAAGAAAAGAAGAATCTGATATCATAATGTGTATGAATAAGATTGAGACTCTCGAACTTCCGTTTGATCTCAGCAATTCTAAGTGTAATCATCTCATCAATCATTACATGGGTGGACAAGAGTATGGGTATCACAGAGATCGTTGTGACTATACTGCGATCTCTGTGTTCTATCCAGTTCCTAAAACTTTTGAGGGTGGTATCTTATCATTCATGAAAGATGGTGAAGAGTTGTATATGGATACTTTCTTGCCTCGTGATCTCATCATCTTTCCGGGTTCACTAGATCATCAAGTAACACAAGTTAAGATGTTGAAGAAGGATCCATGTTACATGGACGCCCGCATCAGCGTCAGCCGTTTCATTAAACTGTAGGAGATAATATGTCGCTTAAAGAAAAACTTATCAAGAATAGTACGATCGATCTGACTTCAACTCTTACAGATAGTAAGATCTTCACGAAGAAAGATATCATTCCGACTCCGGTTCCTATGATCAACGTCGCGTTGTCAGGCACCGTCGATGGCGGCTTGACTCCCGGTGTAACCATGTTGGCCGGTCCTTCTAAGCACTTCAAGACTGGCTTCGCACTTCTCCTCGCATCATCTTTCCTAAGGAAATACAAAGATGGAATTATTCTTTTTTATGATTCTGAGTTTGGCACCCCTCAATCTTATTTTCAAACGTTTAATATACCTTTTGACCGCGTTGTTCATACACCGGTTACTGATATCGAGGAACTGAAGTTTGATATCATGGCTCAGCTCAAGAACATTGAGCGTGGTGAGCACGTTATGATTATCATCGACTCCATCGGTAACATCGCATCGAAGAAAGAAGTCGACGACGCACTCGATGGTAAGTCAGTCGCCGACATGTCTCGCGCAAAGCAGCTCAAGTCTCTGTTCCGTATGATCACACCTCACCTGTCGCTCAAGGATATTCCTATGGCGGTGATCAATCATACCTACATGGAAATTGGTATGTTCCCTAAAGCTATCGTCTCGGGTGGCACGGGTTCTTACTACGGTGCAGACAATATCTGGATCCTTGGTCGTCAACAAGATAAGGATGCTGATGGTATCCAAGGTTACCACTTCGTTATCAACGTTGAGAAGTCTCGTTACGTCAAAGAAAAGTCAAAGATCCCGATCACGGTTTCTTTCGACGGCGGTATCAATCGTTGGTCAGGTCTCCTTGATGTTGCTATGGATGGTGGTTACATCGTCAAGCCAAAGAATGGTTGGTACGCTACAGTCGATCGTGAGACCGGTGAAGTCAAGCAACCTAGCATGCGAGCCAGTGATATCGTTGACAACAAAGAATTCTGGATGAACATGTTCCAGAACACTGACTTCGCTAAGTATATCGAGACTAATTATCGCATGGCTGTAGGTGCAATCATGGAGTCTGACGATGATGAAGCAGCCTAGTAGTTCAAAGTATGACTATACGACTCGACCATTAAAAGTTAAGATGGTCGAGTCTGAAGAAGTATATTTTAAGAACGTGATGGAGAAAGATTGGAAATGGCGATTGAAAATACTATACTTGCGCGTTTGGTTTATGATGAAGCGTATGGTCGCAAAGTTATTCCGTTTATAAAGCAAGAGTATTTTCAAGATCAGTCCGACAAAGCCCTGTTCGGACTGATCGACGACTACGTTAAGAAGTATAACGCGTTTCCATCTAAAGAAGCTCTGGCTATCGATCTTTCTAATAAGACTGGTATCAATGAGCAATCTTTTAAAGAAATCATTGGTAAGATCGAGAAGTTAGAAAGTGATCCTGACACAAAAATCGAGTGGCTCGTTGACCAGACGGAAAAGTTCTGTCAAGAGAAAGCCGTCTATAATGCAATCATGTCATCAATCAAAATTCTTGATGACAACGATGCTAAGACGTCGAAGGGTGCGATTCCGCAAATCCTATCCGACGCCCTCGCAGTCTCCTTCGACACTCACATCGGTCACGACTTCCTCGAAGATGCGACTGCACGTTTTGAGTTCTATCACACCAAAGAAGTGCGAGTCCCGTTCGACCTCGACTACTTCAACAAGATCACGCAAGGCGGGTTACCGAGGAAGACCCTAAACATCTGTCTCGCCGGTACGGGTGTCGGTAAGTCTCTGTTCATGTGTCACGCTGCCGCGGCTAACATGACTCAGGGTCTCAACGTCTTGTACATTACTATGGAGATGGCAGAAGAACGTATCTCTGAACGTATCGATGCTAACCTTCTCGACATCCCGCTCGATCAACTTAAAGTTATCCCTAAAGATATCTACGATAAGAAGATCAATAAGCTTCGTGAGAAGACACAGGGTAAGTTGATCGTTAAGGAATACCCTACAGCTTGTGCGGGATCTGCAAACTTCCGACACTTGTTGAATGAGCTGAAGCTGAAGAAGAAGTTTGTTCCTGACATCATCTACATCGACTATCTAAACATTTGTAACTCGTCAAGGATTAAGCATGGAGCCAGCGTCAATTCTTATACCCTTATCAAAGCAATCGCAGAAGAGTTGCGAGGGTTGGCAGTCGAGTTCAATGTACCTATCGTCTCTGCGACTCAAACAACTCGAAGCGGATATTCGAGCAGCGACTTGGAACTGGGAGATACATCAGAATCCTTTGGACTCCCGGCCACAGCTGATTTTATGTTTGGCATCTCCACATCAGAAAAGCTGGATCAACTCGGTCAAATCATGGTTAAGCAGCTCAAGAATCGCTATGGTGATCCTGGGGTTAATCGTAGGTTTATCGTTGGGATTGATCGTAGCAAGATGCGACTTTACGACGTTGAGCAATCTGCTCAAGACGATCTCATTGATGATAGCCCCGTGATGGATAAGGGCAAGTTCATGATGGAAGACACTGAGAGGAACTCAGCTAAACCTAAGTTCAACAAAGAAGTATTCGCGGGGTTCAAATGACAACCTATATTGATGTAACGACAGAAGAACTTGAAGATAAGATTGAAAAACTTACTATAGAAAACGAAGATCTCAAACAAGAGATTGAAATTCTCGTAGAAGCAATTCGTGATATGCAGTGGAAACTAGATGGATTAAATAAATGAGTAATCAACTTATTGGTGACGTCAGGGCAGTAAATAAATGGAACTGGGTAGAACCAGAGTGGGACGGTGTTACTCTTCCTCGACCTAAGAAAGAGTTAGTAGTAACTGAGTTCGAGTTACAAGTTCGTAAAGTTATTGTCACCGAACAGGGCCTTCCAGCCTTGTCCGAATGGATTCCTATTCAAGTCTTTGATCATTATCCTGAAGAACCACCAGCAAAGGTAATCGTCTAATGAACTACAAGACAGTACAAGCTCTAATGTGGACAGAAACCAGTGAGAAGAATTGTTACGTCTATAATGTTTTGGAGACTGCTACCAACCAGATCGTTGAGAGATTCAGTGATCATAAACTCGCTAAAGACTTTATGAGACACCTCAATCTCGGCGGCGGCTTCGATGGTTTCACCCCTACATTCATGTTAAAAAAAGTTTCGCTTAAGCCTGAGAATATCGGCGGGAGTGTATAAATAACTTCACGAACGAATGATGTATTGTGTCTTCAGCACAAGAGGCAAGAACGTACGGTTTAGGAATAGTCGAGAGTAATGGTGGGGTTCCACTCGACCACATTCGTTGGGGAGTACGGGGAGAGGGCGTCAGCTCTCTCCCTTTTTCTTTGGTATAAATAATAAAAAACTCTCCAAGGAACTATCATGATCTATAGCTTAATAGAATATTTCTTATTAGAACGTGGTCCAGCTTCTAAACCGGCTAAGCCTAAAGTCGATAAGGAAGGTTCAGAAAGTGATACTGGTAGCGCGACGAATACAGCATTAGCAGATGCTTATGAAACGTTGACTGCATTAGAAGTACATAATAATAGTGCTTCAAAAGATAATAAAGATCCAGAACATCAAAAACGTATTACTAATATGCAAGCTAAGCATAAAGCGGCTATGGCACTTTTACCACCGGAAAAAAGAAAAGACGTAATTCAGAGAGCTCGTGACTCAGCTAATGCTTATTTTGAATCTTTGAAAAAAGAAGGTATAAATCCTGAAGATATTAAAGAAGTACATCACACTAACAAGGGAATAGGACCTCTTTTAGGTAGAGATGTAAGTCAAGCTAAAAATCCTCCCGACATAGCTATAAGACTTAAGAAACCAAATGCGAAGTATGGTGCAGGACCAAATAAAGATTTACACTTTGCTTCATTAAAATTCTCTGCCGGTACTGCAAGTAATAACGGCATTGGAAGTATGGATGAACTTGGTACAGATCCTTCTAAAATAAAAACAAACTTAAGATCTGTGTGGCAAGAAGGTGCTAAACGTAGCGGTGCCGATCAGATATCTAAAGCAGAATTAAGAAGACTTAGAAAAAGTTCAGATCCAAAAGACAAAAAAGAATTTGAAAGATTAACTCAAGAATATTATAAAACACAAAGTGATGCTATGGATCATCACATAAGTGCTTTTTCTGGCGCTTCTGTCGATCAACAGAGAGATCATTTAGCTTACTTGATGAAAGCAAATCCTGATGAACGCTATCATTATGTGGTAGGTGAGAAGGGTGGTAAGTCCGTATCTATCGAGAATCATCCTAATGTTCAAGCTTTAAATGCTGCTAAATCTTTTAGAATGGAAAAGAAGGGATCTTTGATTCATGTTTATGACGATCAGAACAGACATCTTTTAGCAATTGAACATAGAGCCACACGTGGTCCTTGGTCAGGTACTCAAGTTAATGCTAAATACGGAAGCTTAAAGTCATCAACTGATAAGTCAAAACCGGATGAATCATCTGATACACCTGCACCTGTTAAAACAAAAGAACCTCCAGCTCCTGCAACAAGATCTAGTAGAGCTGCGGGAAAGAAAAAAACTAAAGATATACAAACATCTGAAGCACCTGCATACAAACCACCAAAAAAATCTGTGTCTCCAAGAGCACAGATAGTTAAGGACGCTGCTAGACCACCTCAGCGTACTGATAACATGGGTAGAGCACCTATTCCAGGTGCACAAGGTGTTCAACCCGGAATGTCTCTACAGCCTCGCGCTAGAATTTCAAATCATACAAAATTGTTTGGTAAAGCATGATTAATTTTAGTAAGTATCTAACTGAGTCTCTCGATGTTGAGAAATTAAAACATCTTGAGCATGCTGAATCACACATCATTCATGGTGGTCATGAAGGTGTGGCACACGCGCATCAAACATTATCTTCTATATTAGATTTTCTTACAGGTAAACCGACTAAACTTAAGATCACAACGAAATACGACGGTGCTCCATCGATCGTGTTCGGGATAGATCCACAAACAAAGAAGTTTTTCGTAGCTTCTAAGTCGGCTTTCAATAAGAATCCTAAGATAAACTTTACTCCTGAAGATATCCAGCGCAATCATGGTCATGCACCTGGTCTCGTAGCTAAGCTGACTGAAGCTTTAGCCGAGTTACCAAAGATCATGCCTAAGAGTGGTGGTGTGTATCAGGGCGACCTGATGTATACTAAATCTGACGTTGTAGATAACGGTGACTCATATAGCTTCACTCCAAATACTATCACTTACACAGCTGATAAGAATT